CGATGAATTTATAATCAAACTCATAGTATCCAACATACTCCATAACCTAACATAAACACAGCAATGTATTGTAGTAGTGTAATCACCTTTGTTCCACAAAAATACTTACTCATAAACTTAATCCAATCATTGTGTCTTCATTAACATCTTGCTTTACACCACCAACAACATAAGAACTAATCTCTGTTTCTTGAGGTGCTACTTGAACATTGCCACCCCCAATCCATTTCTCTGTCCATGGTAATGGATTAGCCTGTGATACGGTGTAAGGACAATGTAGGCCTAAAGCTCTCATTCTTTTACATCCTATCCATTCTATATATTGTGCCAGAATAGCTTCATTTAGACCAATCATTGATCCATCCTTAAATAGATACTTAGCCCAAGCTTTTTCTTGTTCAATGACACTAATGAATAGATCTATTGTTTCTTGTTCCATCTCTTTAGAGATTTTAACAAAATCTGAATCTTCTTTCAATAGGTTTTTAATCATCACTGAAGTAGAAGCTAAGTGTGTATTCTCATCCCTAGCAATAAATTTGATAATCTTAGCGTTGCCTTCCATTTTCTTTAACTCAGCAAATGCCCATGAACATGCAAAGGATACATAGAACCTAATACCTTCTAATGCATTTGCTGCTATCAGCGCCATCCATAAAGCTCGCTTATGATCCATAAGGCTTGTTTGAGTATGGTTTTGATCTATTAGATCTTCGTAGTATTTAGATATATCTTGTCCGCATTCTGTAATTTCTTTTGTATCAAGAATTGAATCAAATACTACAGATGGGTTAGGGTAAATATTACGAATAATATGTGTATAACTTCTACTATGGATTGTCTCAAAGAATGACCATGTTTCAATCCAAGTCTCTACCTCAGGTAATGATGCTATAGGCAGAAACGCTAGGTTAGGTGCCCGACCTTGTACACTATCTAATACAATTTGTCTCTTTAAATTGCTAGTAAAAATGTGCTGTTCAAAATCTGTTAGGTTATAGAAATCTTTCTTATCCTTAGAAATATCAACCTCTTCAGGTCTCCAAAAGAATCCTAATTGTTTTTCAGTAATCTTATCAATTGCTGGATATTTTAAAATATCAAATCTTTGTATATCTACTGCTTCATCTAAAAACATATTTTTTTCAGTATGAAGCTTTTTATTTTTTGTCAGTATCATCAAGTAGTTCCTTATCAGTTAAATTTTACAACTTTCGCAATCATCTTCATCTATAACTATTGGCTCGCCATCGTATGCATGATGCGTTTCGTTATCGGTGATTTCCCCAGCGCCATCGTACGTATTAAAGTAGTATAATTGCTTTAGACCAAATTTGTATGCCGTTACTAGATCTGTAATCATCGTAGACATAGGTATCTTATTGTCTTCGAAGTGTTCAGGATTATAAGAGGTATTAACACTAATCCCTTGATCTATGTATTTTTGAAGTATAGCACAGATCTTAAGATAACCATCAGGAGACTTTTGATCCCATAATAAGTCATACTTATTTTTAAGATGGTGGTAACCAGGAACTACCTGGGCCATGACTCCATCCTTACTCTGTTTATAACTAACTAATGCACGTGGTGGTTCAATACCATTAGTACTATTAGAAATTTGAGCGCTGGTTTCGGCTGGCATAAGTGCCATTAGAGTAGAATTTCTGGTCCCCGTTTCTTTGAGTTGATTTCTCAATTCGTTCCACGGCATACGCTCTCTATGCTCTATTAAATTATCTACCGCTCGTTTATATGTATCAATTGGAAGAACTCCAGAAGCATATTTTGTGTGATTTTTTAAAGGTATTTCACCTTTTTCACTAGCTAAATTAGCAGAAGCTTTAATTAAGTAATAAGACCATGCCTCTGCATATTCATCGACAACTTCATGCGCTTCGCTATCATACTTAAGGCCACGTTTTGCTAGGAAGTATGCTAGGTTGATAATACCAATACCAAGAGGTCTACGATTCATAGTTCCCTTTTCAGCTGCTAACACTGGATATGATTGATAATCAAGAAGCTCATCCAAAGCTCTAACGCTTAGATCACAGTATTTTTCAAACTCATTAGGGTGGTTAATAAGACCCCAATTGATCGCAGATAGAGTACACAAAGATATTTCACCTTCATCTGGATTAGATGATAGTGGACTTGTTGGCAAATCAATTTCGCAACACAGGTTGCTCATACGAATAGGAGCTTTTGATTCAACAAATGCACCATGCTCGTTAGCATGATCTACATTCATTACATAGATCCTACCTGTATCTTTTCTTTCTTGCAGCAATTGCTGGAATACTTCCAATGCTGATAAAGTCTTCTTACGAACCGACCGCGTCTTTTCATACTTCTCATATAACTCTTTAAACTTATCTTGATCAGCAAAGAATGCATCGTACAATCCAGGAACATCATTTGGATCAAAGAAGGTTATATTACCGCCACTAAGTAATCTCTCATACATCAACTTGTTTAATTGGAATGCATAATCCATGTGTCTAACACGATTTTCTTCAGTACCTTTATTGTTCTTTAGCACAATTAGATCTTCAAATTCATAATGCCAGACTGGTAGATATACCGTGGCTGCTCCTCCGCGAACACCACCTTGGCTACAAGATTTAACTGCAGCTTGGAAGTATTTGAGGAATGGAATTAAACCTGTATGGACTACAGAGCCATCACCAACTTTTGAACCTTCGGCGCGAATAGAACCAGCGCCAATACCAATGCCAGCTTTCTTACTAATGTACTTTACAATACTGGTGGCAGTAGCATTAATGCTATCGAGACTATCACCAGATTCGATAAGCACACAGCTTGAAAACTGACGGGTCGGCGTCCGTACACCAGCCATAATCGGCGTAGGGAGCGAGATATAGAACTGAGATATTGCATCGTAATAATCCTTAACGTATTTTAATCGGGTTTCTTGGGGGTAGTTACTAAACAGTGTTGCTGATATCATCATGTATAATACTTGAGGAGTTTCATAATGCTGTTTAGTTCTTCTATCTTGTACTAAATACTTTCCTCTGAATTGTTCCATACCAGCATAAGTAAAGGTATCATCCCTCTCATGTTTAATGTACGCACTCAGTTCTTCAAGCTCTTCTCTAGTATATAATGTCATGATAGCGCCATCGTATACTCCACGATCTACGTTATCAATAACAATTTCAACAAGAGGCTTAGGCGTAAAATCACCATAGACTTCTTTACGAAGCTTATATGATATTAACCTAGCAGCAACTCCTTGGTAGTTAGGTGTGTTCTCAGAAATAAGTTCAGCCGCACTCTTAATCAGCAACTCATGAATATCATAAGCTGGAATTTTATCGTACAATTGAATATTTGCTTTGAGTTCTATTTCAGAAATAGATACACCAGAAATTCCTTCAGTTGCCCATTCTAAAACCTTATGTATTTTTTCAAGATTAAAATCTTGGGCTGTTCCGTCTCGTTTTACAACGTGCATTCGCATAGTGTTTCCATCAGTCATAGTTAGTTATTGTTTAAATAATATATCTATTATATCACAAATTTGGGGAAATGTAAACTCTTTTTTTATTTCTTTTTTGTGGGTTTTTCTAGTTTATCAAGTCGGTCTAATAATGGTTGGTAACCATCAAAGCCATCAAGCCCGCAGGGGAAGTGGGCCTTCTGTTCTAACTCTTGAATTCTCTTAGCCATTAAAGGATATTGCTTAATAAACTTAGCATCCTTCTTAGCTAATTCAAGGTCATACTTTACTGCAACGTATTGCATAAAGGTGTCTACTTTCTTTTGGAACCAGATACCTATTGTAGTACCTTGGAACCAAGCATAAAAAGATGAGCCAATGATAGAGGATAGCACTGATTTTAACGTTAGTATTAATAGCCAATGCATATCATTTTTCTCCAGCAGATAGTTTTCTAATAGCCTCTACATAGTTAGGCATTCCATGGTCTACTACACCATCAAAGAACTTCCAACGTTTCCATGATTGGCCAATACCTTTAAAGAAATCTCTCCAAGTTGGGCCATCAGCTTTATTGCCATCACAATCAAAGTAAATCATTTCACCATGATGCACAAATCCTAACCACGCTGGTGGCATTCTACATACTATATCATTGTTATTCATTATTCGGTAGTGATCGCATTTGATATTCTTTATAAAGAGTGGTCCTCCGACTCTTGGTGAGCCAAAGGTGAAGAGTTCTTGAGGGCAATAACGTGTGGCACTAATAGTAGCCATAGCAGCACCCAGACTATGCCCAGTAAAATATACATCTTTGCTCGCCTTTAGTTGACTATTCTTATCTAAGATCTTTACGATTTCCATCCATACATCATCTACTTCTTGTTGGAAACCACCATGGACTTTACCACCGGCAACAGCACTATTCTTAATAACTTTAAGATCAGCTAATACGTCGTTTAATTTAGCAGGTTCTGTGCCTCTAAACGCAAACCAAAGGTTATGACTATCCTTTGCTACTAATACCTCAGCGCCGTCAACACTAATTAAATTAGCATTAGTAAACCCTAGCTTTTTACATGCTTCGCCGGCTGGTTTAGGATCCATATACGCAATGGCTGACAATTGAGCTGCTATATCTGCTCTTTGCCATACTGTCATTGTATCTTTCATTCTACTTGTCGCCATCGGTTTTCTCCACTTTAATTTCAACTGCTGCAGCATCTTCATCATTTATTGTTACATTCCTATAGTACACTATCACTTCGCCCAGCTGATTGATATATCTTTTAATTTCTTGAGTGTTGTAAGACATAAGCTCGTAATCTGCAATTGTCATTGCTACGAATACTACATCACCCCCGTTCATCTTCTTGATATCATCTACGAATCTATCAAAATATGTATATCCTTCTGGATATATATCTTCTCTACCTAGTTTACAATTAGACTTTTTAGTTTCAGGATCTTTAAGACATCCTTCGATGATTTTAGCATCTGAAACAACATACCACTTAGGTTCTTTTAACTTTATTGCTCTTGGTAGTACGGGTTGTACTATTTCAATTTGAACAGGTTTACTTATAATCTGAACTTCTCTAGGAGCTTGCTGAAGTAGACTACAACCACTAATCGTTGAGAGTGCTAATACGAACGCTATCGTTTTGAATCGCATTGAATACCTCCTTTGTTCCATTATTAATTTTCTTCTCCACTAATCCAGGTTTAGCGCTAGCTAGTTTGCCGAGATTATGTCTACGGAAAACATCCAAATATTCAGTCATTTGACCTTGATATATTTCGTTTTGGACTTGCTGCCCTTGTAAGGCTTTAGATGTTTTTTCGAAGTTTTCTGTGATTGCTGCGATAGCAGCCTTTTGCTCTTGGTCTCTTAGATCTTGTGCTAAGATAACTTTTGATTGTTCTTCTAGTTTGTTAATCATTGGTACTACTGTGAAGTTATAATAGATATACCCTCCAAGTGACATAGCAACGATAATACCTATTAATATTTTTGACATAATTTACTCTGCTTGTTTTTTAGCTTCTCTCTTTGCCTTTTTAGCCAACATCCTTTCAACGAATCTTCGGCCTGCCTTTGTCCTTCCGTCATACGTAGGAACTTTCTTTTTCTTTTTATCGTGGACTGCATCTGATGGCATAGACACTCCGCCTCCACCAACACTATTTGCTGCGTCTTCCCATACTTCTAGAAACTTTTTCATTTTTTTAGATCCATACTAGTTACTAGTATTTTTTGTTTAGTTAATACGTGTTCTACCTGATATACATTCAAACCAAATATATTACCATAAGCTTCAGTAAAATCTAATAACTTTACTTTAGTTTTAGCGAGTGCTATTGTATCTCCAGTATCTTTAGAAGCTATATCATTAACTAATGTATATGACCCTGGTGATAACTTACCATCTCTTTCAAACCATTGAGTACTTTCTGATAGATCTATTGTTTCTTCTAGATCGCTGAAAGCATCATTTAAAATCTTTCTAATATCTTCATCATTTAAATCAGTGTGTTCTTTAATTAGAAACAAAGCTGACGCATATGAAGCTAATTTTGATTTACCAAATGGTAACTTATTCAATAATCTTTTAACATTAAATACTAATCGATGAAAGATAGTATAAGCCGATTTTTGTTCAGCCGTAGTTCTTTCTGCTGATTTCTTAATAACCTTACCATCTTTATCTATGATTTCTAACTCAAATGCTGTAGTCTTTTCCCAAGGCGTGACTAATAGCTTTAGAAATCTAAAAGCGTAAAATAAATCACCAGTTCTTGAAATAATTCCCATTAAAGTTCTCTTAATCGTTGTATCACATTATTGTCTAAAGGTATTTCAACCTTATAGCTTTCTTCTAAATAATGTAAAAATACTAAAAATGTTTTTATGATAGGCCAATGATTTTCATCGACCTTATACCATATCATTCTGCCAGCAGCTTCGATACCAAATACATTATATAGTACTATAAGGTGGTTTAGTATCAAGCGTTCTTGTAGATCTCCTGCTTGCTCATACCTTTTAAGTAATCGCTTAAGGTATTTAAATCTACTTAAATCTTCTTTAAACTCTTCAACGGATGTACATTCCGGATTGTTGTAATGTTGAGCCGCGAAGAGTTCAAAGTTGCCGTGCGTAATTGTTTCAAATATTTTCATCATATATTATATATAACCCTTGAATGGGAATTAGTCAGCTTCGTTATCCGCTTCGTAACCAGCATCTACATAGTCAAAGAATTCTTTCTTCTTATCGCCTTTAAGTTCAGCCGGTGATTTAACACCAAACTTCTTAAGAGCTTTATCAAAGAATGCTTTGTACTTAGCTTCTTTATCTGAAGCTTCATTCATTTCATGAGCTTCTTCAAGAACAGAATCATCTACGTCAACGCTTTCATTAGCAAGTTGTAATGCAGCAGCTACTTCTTTATCTTTAGATAAACCTTTCTTCATCTTTTCGATTTTCTTAGTAGCGCCAGTCATGTTACCATCCATCTTCAAAGCGGTCTCTACTGCTTTTTTGATTTCAGCTTTAGAGAAACCTTCTTCAATAGCATCTTCTTTAACTACTGAACCGTCTTCTTTCTCGCCAGACTTCTTGATTTTATGCTTAGCTTTGAATTCTTTTTCACCCTTTGCTTTAGGCTCGGCTGCTTCTTTAGCAGGCTTCTCATGGGTATAACCATCATCAGCTAATGCTTCATGCTCTTTAGCATCTTTAGCAGTTTTAACATCATCGCCTTTATACATATCGTGTGGATATTTAACTTCTTCTTCCTTATGAACCTTAGGCTCTTCCACGTCTGGGGCTACTATAACTTTTGGTTTTTTACCTTCGAGTACATCGCTGACTGCTAATGCAACATCAATGGTAGCTTGATCTTTTAACTTCATTTCATTCTCCTATTGTATGAAAAACATTCCAGCGACTCCAGCAGCAGCTGCTGCCATTACTATCCAGAATAATTTATTAATAATGATTACGGTAGAGTTATTAACCTTTACCAAATCTTCTATCTTATCTACTCTATTTATAAGAGTTAGAATCTGTTCTCCTTGCTGTTTTGCAAAATCTGCAAGTGTTACTATTTTTTCTTCAGCACGAGCTAATGCGATGATCGCATCAGTCATACGGTCAATTTTCTCTTCAATCCTTGATATTCGTTCAAGGGACTCAGTTCGTTGCTCATTAGCTGTCCGGTTTGCCATATTTGTACACCCTACATTTAAGGGGTGTTGCCCCTTTTATTAACCTATGGTATTCTTCTTTCTTAATATCGAAGATCATACCTTTTTTCAATAGCCAAGGGAGACATTTATCTATTTGAAACTGCCAACCTTCACCATCAAGTATTTCTATTTCTCGATCTTCATTATCGCGATGCCATACATATTCGGCGTCAGGGACATTTTGATCAAACTGTCTTATATCTGCTTCTTCCCAATACGGCTTACCAAAAGTAATTTCCACCACCTTTTAACCCCAAGTCTGCAGCATATCTTGGTAATCTACATGACCAATAACCCGCCTTCGTTTTATCGGTTTTCGTATCACAATTATGCCTAGATGCAAAATTTCGAGCTGCATCTTTATCGTTAATTTTAGATGTTAGACCTCCTTTAACATCACCAAACTCTATCTTCTTTACGTTACCCGTCTTAGGGTTATTAACATAAACAACATATTTCTTGTTACCGCCAGATCTTTTGGGACGGTTTAATTCTGGTTCAGCCTCTTCGACCATAGGCTGATCTAATGGAACGTGTGCACCTTCGTATAAACCGAATCTTTCTTCAATGTGCTCTAAAAACGTATGCATATTTTTATCCAAACCTTTTTGCAAATGTTTTTAGGTCAATAGTATCGAATGCGCCAAACTCATCTTCAACTCTATACGATAGTTTACCACTACTAATTAGTGGTTTTGCACTATACAATTTACCATCTTTAGCTCTTAAGCCAGTAACTTCAGACCCTTTTATAGAAACACCTTTCATCTTCGGAGCTCTAGCTTCTTCAACTGATTCTTTAACTATTTTGATATCTTTTCCAGGCACTCCGTTGGCTTCCTTACCATTATCTAAATCAATATCGAAGGACTTATCAGCGCCTTTAAACCTGCCATTGTCCATTTGTCTAATGATGCCTTCTTTTCCAGCAAAGCGACCTTTAGTAATTTTTACTCGGCTGCCTAATTTTTTTGCTTCTTCAACTTGCTTATTAGATTGCCTAATTTGATTAAAAGTTTTCATTTCTTTATAGTCCTCGCTACTTTGCTTATTAACATTTTAATTGCTGTAAAATATGCCCAACCATATCCATAGAAGAAATGGAATGTATGGTTCTTTTCTATAGCTTCTTTAGGACCAAACTTTCTAGTCCAATTATCAACGTATTCGCCTTTATATCTTAACACCGCATGAGATACTTTCCACTTGGTTGGGCCAACACAACAAATACCAGCCTGATGTGTTACTAATAACCACCACATTTTAAGATGACTTTCGCCAGATAGTCTCCAAAGAATAGATAAAGCATAGTCTTCGCAGTCACCTACAAATTTGCCCTTTTCATCTTCTGAGTAAATGATCTTCCAAGCATCGGCCATACCATATTGCTCTTTGTCTAGACGATACTTCCACTTAGCTGTGAATGCTTTTACTATCTTATCTCTTTCTATGGTCATTGTGATTTTATCCATTTTTGTGCGATCTTATTTTCAGGTGGTTTCTTTGCCCAAGTCATAATACCTTTATATGCAATCATAGTAGCTTTTTCAATATTAGATCCTGTAGAATTATCTACAACAATCATTCTATTCCTGAATAAGCCTTGAAACTTACCTATATTATTCTGGACCGCTTTCCACATTTTTTTAACTAAGTCATTTTCTAAAGATCTAGGTCTTTGCTTATTTCTTTCCAAAGCAGTTTCTAAATCAGTATTAACAAATATCATATGGACAGAATATCCTATAGATCTTAATAGATCTACTTGTCCTTTTATCTTATTATAATCTTTGCCAGTACCATCAATGACTATACCCATTCTGCCATGTAAAGCTCTATCTAGCATTTTACCAGTAAGTGCTTTAGCAGACGCCCTTACGTCCTGACCTTGTGCTGATGCAATATCATCTGGGTCAGTCGTAAGGCCGGCTTTCTTTAAACCATTTTCAAAAGCAACATCAGAATTTATTAACCTAAACCCTAATGATTTCAAAGCAGTCTTACCTACAACAAATGATTTACCAGATCCTGGGCCACCTGCAAGGAATACTGCTTTAAAAATAGAAGGATCATTTACACCTTCTTCTAAAAACGTTTGAAAGTTCTTCATTTCTTTAAATCGTACCTGTAAGTTTTACCCTTAGATTGCTTATCCTTAGTAACTCTATACTTAGCATGACGAGCGATGTTATTAACAAGTTCAACATCACCCTTCCTTAAAGCTGCAGCAATTACTGGAACTAACTTGTCAGCAATAGACTTAGCAATATCTGCATCTAGCATTACTAGTGGCGCCTCTTCTAATCCTGTTTGCTCTAAGAATGTTTTCATTTAGAAGCTTCAGTAAGAGCATCAATAAGTTTTTGAACAGTAATCTTTTTCTTAGGATCCAAAGCTCCACGAACTACAGTTTTGTCAAGATCAACTAAGTC